GCTTTAGATTTATTGATTTCTTTTTGACCTTTATGTGCATGTTGAGTAAAGTTGTTATTTTTCCACCAAGCTAAAAGCGATACTACGCCAGTAATCACTGTGCTTATCGTCATTTCATCTACTGGAATGGGTGATATTTTATTCATAGCTAAAATTTGATTTATCCACGCTAATGCTAAAGCGATTGTACGTGCAATTGAACCTGCATCTGTTTTCATCTTCGTTCCACTCCTTATTCAAATTAAAAAGCCGACCTAAAAAGGTCAGCTTTAACTTATTTATATGTGATTTTCATTTCTATATTTTTATATACTTTTTTGCCGTCAGACTCAGTGGTATCGAGTGTTAAACTTCCAACAAAATCTTTTACTTCACTCGTCCTGTTAAAAGAGGATAAACTGTCATATGTTGGCACTGTGTACCAAAAGAAGTAACCATCTTGTGTACTACTTGCGTTTTTCAATGTTTTTCCGTTCGCTTCTAGTTTTACAACTTGCTTACCACTTAAACTAATAGCGCTAGGGTTAAAGTTAATTAAAAATGATTGATCTTCCTTCCAAGATATTTTGGTCGGAGTTAAAGTCACTGAATACGTACCGTCTTTATTATCTGTCGGAGTAATTGGTTGGGTTGAACCAGTTGGTGCTGTCGAGCCACTAGTGTTTAAAGGTGTTTTGCTATAAGTCACTTTTAATTCTACTTGCTCGTAATCAATTCTACTCTCACTAGAAGATGCGATTGGCAGATTTTTAGTGAACTTTGTTATCTCTGACAACCTATTATAAGTGGTTCCATCGTCAAAATCTTTAACTTGATAATAAGCTGGTGTATTGACTGAAACACTATTAGGTATACCAATTTTTGCATCTTTATATTCAATGCTTGATATATACACTTCTTCAAAATCTTTGTCAAACGGGTCAAAATTAATTGCAAAACTTTGCCCTTTTATCCAAAAGATACGTTTTGGATAAAGATAAGTAGCAATTTTACCGTCCTTTAACACTTCATCTGGTTTGTCCGACTTAGGCGTTCTATAAGTCGGACTATCGACGTCTTCACTTGGTTTATAAGAAGGTTGTACTATATCTATACCGTCGTCTTTTGAATAAGAACCTGTTAGATTACTCTTTGCATCTACATATGTTATTTTAAACAACTGTGGTAAGTATTCATATCCACGTCCACTTGAATAGTCAACTTCTTTTAATGTCTTCATAAATTTTTCGACTTCCGAAGTTCTGTTGTATTGGGTGCCGTCGTTAAATTGGGTGTTTGTAACGTAATATGGTGAATTTACAGAAACACCATTAGAGTTTATTAGTGCACCACCGTTACTTTCTATTTTTAATACTTTCTTATTAGTTAAATCAATTTCTGATGTTTTGAAATTCATTATCATACTTTGATTTTTCTTCCAATAAATCTGATAAGGTATCGCATAAGTCACTTTAGCACCATTAGATAGTGTTTCTGTTTCTGGTCTATTTAAATTGTATAAAATTTTAGGTTTAACAATCGCATATTCTTCGTAAAATGATTGAATGCTATAACTTATAAACTCGTGACCCTTAGCGTTAGGGTGTAGTCCGTCTTCTTTTCCGGGTTCATAAGCAAACATTTCTTTGTTAACGTTATAGTCCCATACTTTTAAATTAGAATTATGGTAAAGATCTAACACTGGGAGCGAAAAACTCGACGCTATTTTTTTAATAACTTCGACTAATTCACCTAAAGTATACCCCGCTTTATTTGCCACTTCATTGTTAGGGTTACATTCAATTCTAGGCAAAGGTGTTAGTACAACTATTGGTGTGTATGGATAACGTTCAGTTAATTGTTTATACAGATAATAAATATTACTTGCAACTGTTCCATTTTGTATATTATCCGCATCCCCTAATTCTCTCAACTTATTACCTACAAGTCCCCAGTCATTAGTGCCTAAAAAAACAGATATAAAATCCGGTTGCTTAGCTATTTCATATGCAACATTACGTCTATCTTGATATCCGGTTCCACTTATCCCCATATTAACAACGTTTAATCCTGTACGTTCTGCGATAAATTTATGATAGTTTTTTGTTGTTCTAAAGTTAACCTCTGTAATACTGTCACCTATAAAAACGCCTGTTAGCCCTTTGAGAGAAGAACCTGTTTCACCAACCACATTTCCTTTTTTAAGTATGTCGTTAATCATAGTTTGCAATTTGTTCGTTTCTACTTCTTTTGCTACTGCGTTTTCGATACCACTATCAAAAATTTCAAAATAAAAATTTGCAACGTGTATAGATTTAGTATTACTTTCCAAAAATAATTTGCAATTCACTTTACCAACATGTTTTGTAACATTTTCTGGTACATTATATTGAAGTAGGCCCTTTTCTGGCATCAAAACGTCAATAGGCTGATTTAATAGAATAGAACCGTCTTGCATTAATAAATCTAGCCTAGGTGTCATGTCAATTGCATTTAGATCAATACGTTCGCCATATTGATTAATACCTATTCTAATAAAAGCAGTGTTTTCATCTTTTGTATATAAATGGTAACCAATATCTCCAATGTTTATATTTTTAGGAGAGATACTCGTTTCAATATCTGTCATTTTAAATAACATGCATACACCTCTTTTAAAATTAAAAGGTTACCCACTGTCAGTGAATAACCTTACTTATATTTATCTTGGATAAAATAAAGCCCTTTTAACCCTATTTTTTTGTAATAACTGTATATCGTGCTTGCTTGATGACTGCACCAACGAATGTCTGTCGCATATTGATGTGTACCTGGATTTTTAGGGTTCCAACGCATACGATACAACGTATTTTGACCTTTGTTGATGTAATCTTGTCTAACAAATTTAGCCCCGCCTATTATCGCTTTAGCAGGCGTAGTCCAACCACGATTTTTAGCAAACGCTATCGCATTATTAGGGTTGTTATCATATGCACCTATGCCGAAGTAGTTGTACATACCATAACGCCCACTAGCAAAGTTACTTGTACCATTCCCACTTTCTAATAAAGCATGAGCGATCAAGTATATCTCATTGATATTATGTTTTTTACATCCTTCCGCAAAGGCCTTACCCTGTCCTGCAAGTGTACCTTTACCTTTTAGAATAACATTCAATTTATCTACGCTAATACCTTGATACTTACCTAAATCAAGCATTTGGTAACGTTGTGATGCGCTATTCCATATAGATGTAGGGTTCATTGCCGCGCTCACATCAGAACGGCTAGGGAAGTACCAACTATAACCATTACTTTTTTGTGGGTACCCTCTACTCATTTGTAAGTTGAGCGCTTGAGAAAATGTAAATCCGCTCTTTTCTACTGTAACCTTAGCTTTTGTTTGTTTTGATTTAGATTTAGAAGTAGATGGCGTTGTAACTGTCGGTTTAGTTGTTTTAGCCTCTTTGTCGGATTTAATTTTGATTATTTTTGTGCTTGTAGTTGTCACTATTTTTTCTTTTAGTAAATTGTCTTTTTTGAGATACATCTCAATAATCTTGCTTTCTACTTCTTTATACTTGCTTTCATCAGGAATGCCGTTTTTTATCATGTCGTAATCGATTAAATCTTTCATCGAACGCCATATATTAGGGTCAGCTTTGATTGTGCTTTCTGATAATTTGATTTTTGACCAACTCATTAACCACACACCATATATAAGTGCTTGTAATTGGTTTAGCATGAATTGACGTTTACTTTCTGTCTGCGCACCACAAACTTCTAGCACTAACCAACCTGGATGTGAGGGTGCCTCTGTGTCAGGTGGCCTAGGAGTCCATATTTGTTCACGATCAATATAAACGTGTGGATATTCATCTTTACTAACAAATCTATTACGTTGCAGATACAATTCTTCAACGTCGCGTAAATGAGGACATTCTTTGATGTATATGCCTTTAGGCTTAGTCATCAAATTGCCGTCATCTACTATTAAATGGTCGTTGTATTCTAACTCTTTATCTAGAGAGTATAGAAAGTCCGTATATTGTACTTTTTTAACTTTTTTGGTAGTTGGTTTTGTTTGTTCAGTGGTATTCTTTTCCGGCGTAGGCGATGTACCAGGTACGGGTTTAGTAGGTTTAATTGTCGGTTTACTTGTAGTAGTTTCTGCTTGATAAGGTGGTCTGACAAAACCACTGATGCCGTAATAACTATGTTTTTCTAACGATCCAGGAGAACCTGTATAACCGTTGGCATTTCGCCAATTTTGGTCAACGCTAGTAAAATAATTGCGGTTACTTGGTCCTACAACCACAGCTGTATGCCCTGTACCGTTATTAAATGAAGCAGTACCCCATACAGCCATATCGCCTGGTTTGGGTACAAAACTAGCTGTATTTCTGTAAAATTTAAACCCTCTAGGATAGCGATACCACGCCATAGCAATAGCGTTACCTGTTGTAAAAAAATTCCAATATCTTTTGAAAATGAAGTTAGGCAAGTCCCAACATTGCGCGCCATAATATCCATCGACATCTAATCTTTTACCTATCCTACTTCTCGCCCATGATGCAACTTCTGATGCGGTAGGTTTCCGTTTTCTAGGGTCTGGTAATCCCATTTATCCACCTCCAAAATAAAAAGCCGACTAATTAAAGTCGACTTAAAAAAATACTTGTGCAAACGCAAAGGCAGCACCCACTAAAGTACCGGCCAAACCTATGAGCGCTACAATGATTTGAACACTACCCTTTTGTTTTGTTTCTATTGTTCCTTGAATGGTTTCTATTTTTTCGTCATGAGACATGACTTTGTACTTAATATCAGTCATTTCATTACCTACGTTGGTCATAACTTTTGTTAAATCTTTGATATTGTAATTAGTCTCTTTTTGAGCTTCGTAGGTTTGCCGTTGTAAAGTGGTTTGCGTCTCAATTTTCGTTTTTAACTCGCCTATTTCTTTGATGTTCTTTTTATCATTTTCGTTAATCTTTTCATAAATATCGCCATTTGATTTGACCCACTCATGACGTAGTACATAATTATTTTCGTCTGGCATATAAGTCAGCACCTCCAACAAAGGACGCAACAAAACCTGTTGCTGACATTAGCCCCATATGTGCAGTAGTTAACCAGTTGATTGAGTGATAAATACTTGCACTGGTCATCAAAAAATAAAGAATAGCTGACAAAAATCCACCCAATGTAATAAGTTTGCTAAATTTAGTGTTTTGATCACTTGATGCAAGGAATATTGATGAAATCATTACGATTAAACCTGCAAACATCACAACAATTCCCCAACCCCAAATAGGCATAATATGATGTAACGCTAGATAAAAAGAACTATCATCTAAAACGTCATCTTGTTCTTTGAACCAAAAGAAGCCTCTTAAAAACTCTCTAAAACCATAACTAAAAACCATTATTGCTGCTATGGTTTCGGCCAGTGTCAAATCTTTCATATTGTTTTTCATATAACACCTACTTTTTCTATAATAAAAACCACCAGCTATTCAGCTAGTGGTTCGTAATCTTGACCTGTAATTTCTTTATATTCATCTACTGTTATCCATTTGACTGTAACAGATTGCTTAACTTTTTCTAACGGGAATAACCCCATTTTATAGTATCGTTCAACTATTCTGTACATCATCAACACTTCCTTTTTCAACCAATAATTCTAATACGGTAGCCATATCTTTTTTGACGTTTTCGATTTCTAATTGTGTGTTTAGTAATTGCTCCGACAGATTAGCGATAAGAACATCTTTATCGTCAATCGGCTCAGGTGGCAATTCTTTTTCAAAAACCTCTTTTGACTGGCCTATCCATTTTTGACCGTCAAAGTAAATTGGCGTATACATGCCGTCGTCCGGTTTATTTTCTGTCCATTCCTCAGAAGGATACTCATATTCGCCCTCTTCATTCGTCGTTACAATGACCGGTTGCCCATTTTTCCATAAATAAACTATTTTCAAAATATCACTCCTAATTTATCCAACTCACTTGAGTATAGATGTAATCTTTTTCTGACCAATCTCCGGTAACCGATGATTTATAAAACAAGACGTCACCAGTGGGGTTAATAACTAAAAAACAACCCGGTTTACCTGTTGGCGTTCTAACAGAGAATGATTGCGCGTTTTTTACCATATCTTGTGGCAATCTTGCAAATATTTGACCGCTAAAAAGGTTGCTAGCGTTGATACGTAAATGGTTCGTTGTCACACCGTTTTGAGTCACTATCCGGTACGAGCAAGGATAACCATTTCTATCTGTATATTCAGTGTTAGCATACGCGCCATTAACTAAAGGTAAGTTTATCCAACCTGTATCTTTAAAATCGTTTATCGATTGCCACGGTAACCAGTCTCCTGATTTTGTGCGGATGTGTACCTCATTTGAAGTGTATGGAGTGTATATAAATTTCATATAATTTGCATTAGCGTAAATTACGATAAGCATACCATTTAGAGTTACTGGACCATTAACAGGTTTATACAAGTAATAAAAACCAGATTTAGTAATTTGCGTAGGATTATCAAAATCTAAATCGTAAACAGGTATTGTTGCACCATTTCCTTGTGTCAATGCAGTCTTTTGCCAATCGTAACTACCCATAAGGTTATCTACATCGCTTTTAGTTAAAGCACCGTTCGTTTGAAAGTCGTTCACTTTTTTATCAATCAGGTTATTAGCATCTGTTACCTTTGCATCAAAAGTTTGTGTGTTTTGATCAACTGAATTTTGAAACGCAGTTTTAGCGATTTCAAAACCACTTTGCACATCATTCTTTTTACTATCAATTTGCGCTAAAGATAACGTTGTTTGCTCTTCTATGTTATTTAAAGCATCAGTTTTATTTGTATTGATTGAATTGATGCTATCATCTTTTGCTTTTTGAATAGCTTGTGTTGCGCTTGTAGATAGTTGTTTGATTGTATCTATCAAACTTTGAGTGCTGCCAATATCTTTTTTGAGTTGTTCTACTTTCTTTTCTAATTCGTCACGCAAATCATCAAACATGCGAATGTAACTCACTTTGACATCGCTACTGATTTGATTAACTAAACTATCTTTCACTTCAAATTGGAAAGTACCTAAAACAACTGTATCGTCTTTATCTTCATTTTTATAATCGTTGAGCGATAGATAAACCTCTCCTAACACCGTTGAATTTGTAACACTTTTTAAAAACCAAGGTGGCACTGTTACACCAATTAAACCTGTCATAGGGTCGATGAATTCAACATCTAAAACGCCAGACGTGGAAGGTCTATCGCCATTTTTTACAGTAATCTGTTTGAAAAAGGCGTACCCTTTAACATTGTTTGTACTGATTAGCAATGGAAGATTATCTTTTGTTACCCTAAATTGGAACTGTGCTGTATTTTTATCTAAATTATAAAAACCGATACCCCTATCCGATATCGGTTTTAAATACGCTTCTTCTTCTAAATCAATTTTAGCCACTTTTTCTAATTCCATTATTTAACACCCCACAATACTAATGCAATCGCAAAACCGCGTTCTTCGTTATACGGCGTTGTAATGGCCATTACACGCCCTTTACCGTTCACATTATCTTTATATCCAATTCCGGCTTTACCATTGATTAAATCGCCTGCTATGACGTCTTTTTCGACGTTTGTATATATTTGACCAATTAACCCTACTGTATTCCATTCCGGACGTTCAGAACGTGATACGTAAGGTAAATCTTCATTATAGTTAGGGTTCTCGATTGGTTCATCTCGCCATTCAAACACTGGGTTACCGTCTACATCTTCAAACTCTCTTTGAACACGCTTAGTCAACGTCATACCGTACTCATTTTGTAAATATCTATCTTTATGATGATATGTTTTATCATTAGCCACGAGTGCTGCAGTACCCGATATAACACCAATCGGTTCATCGTTCGGTTGCGCTTTTCTGATTTTATCACCGTCTAAAGTAACAATGGTACCTAACTCAATAGGTTTACCACTTTGACTTTCAAACAACTCTGCGATATCGGCGTTATTTTGCGTTAATTTACCAGCTAAGTTAAGGTTACCATGTAACGTGTTAAGATCTACTTTAATGTTTGCGGTAGAAGGTTTACCTGTACTAGAGTAACCTGCAACCACTCTGTAACTGCCAGGCGATTTTACATTTCTACTATTGAATACCGTTTGCGTATGGCTCTCTTTAGATGTTTCTGATGATAACGAATTAATAACTCCACTTCGTGACCCATAAGCTTTAGAACTCATTCCAGAACCTAAAACGAATGAACGTGGGCTATACGCTCTACTATTACCAGTTGTTGCTAAAACTACACTTCGAGGATCTACCGCAGCAGAACCTGTTGAACCTGCACTTAAGCCACCTTTTAATACGGTAGGTACTGTTTTATACTTTTCGTTTGCGATAACTGCGGCGTTTGTATAACTATCTGCAGTAACACCACTTATCATAGTTGTATTGTTGTATGTTTCAATACCATTTCCTGTGCCACGACCTTTTAAATTACCGTTGATAATTTTCAAATCGTAAATTCCACCACCACTCGCAATACCAACTTTAGGTGATGAATTGTAGATGTTAACATTACTTAAAATAAAACGCTCGCCTCGATTATCTCCACCGAAGAATTTAATATCTTGACCGGCAGTTGTAAAACCAGTAACTGTAATATTGTTAAGAATTACGTTTTCAGACATAAACTGAACCGCGATAGCAGGTAAATTACTGTCAGTTTTACCGTTTGCTAATTTACTAAAATCACTATCGCCGATAGCGGTAAAATTATTAACCGAAACGTTTTTGTAAGCACTAATTAACAATGCTCTAGGCGTTGTACCTGGATATACGCCGTTGTATTTAGGTCGTAGAGCCACGCAGTTGTTTAATGATACATCATAGGCTGTTTTAGATTTAGCGTCCGTTTTTGCTCTGTGGTGGCCAATATGTCTAATGTTATAAGCTCTTGTATCCTCAATTGATAAATGATTATTTACAAACACGCATCTTGATGCACTTGCAGGTGCATGGGCTTTGATTTCAACACCACCGAAATTACCTTCTGTTCTATTATCTGATAAGAACACAAATTGTGAACCGTCATCAATTTCAATACCGTTGTTATTCCCACCAGTAATTGTTGGATGATGAGCATAACAATTAGTAATCGTGATATAACGTGAATGATGGGTAGTGATAGAGTCATCACCACAAGCGTATGTTTCACAATTATCAATATGAATATGTTTACTTTCTAATGCGTATGGAACTCTATTTCCATCACCTTCATAGTAGTAATCATCATTTGCATAAGTTACGTCAATACAATGTAATAAAGCGCTATGCGATTTAACGTTGTAAATGTAACCATTAGTTACACCAGCAAATCGAATATTGCTTGAACGTGAACCACCAGTAGGTTTGAGTTTTTTATCTTGTCTAAACTTATTACCGTCAAATGTAAAGTTCTCTAAACTAATATTTTTAGCATTACCACTCATTTTTAAGTTAGTGATACCAATGTTCTCAGCTGGTGTACTATCCATAAACTTAATTGTGGTAATATCTTTACCTTGTCCAACTAATCTTGAGTTGTTAGGCATTTTAATACCAGTTGTTAAATAAGTACCTGCACTCATCGTTACAAGTACGTTACCAGTGCCTAACGCGTCTTGAAAAGCTTTTGTACTGTCTTTTTGACCAGTTGGATCACCACCGAAATCATCTACATTTACAATACGTTGTATCTTTTTGAGTAATTCGGCACGTAACTTTTCTCTTTCGTTATTCTCACGTAAAAAATCGTGATATAAACGATTGGATAGGTCATCAAAGTTTTGTGCGTCCATCGATGTTCTACTCGCTCTTAACTCTTGAACTCCGTCACCGTTATGTCCAAGCACTAAATTAGTAATTTGCTCGTCTTGATAACGTTCATGGTCCTGTAAGTTAACATCTTGCCCGCTTTTTATTGTGTGCTTAATTTGTGATGATTTGTGAGCGTTCTTTTGATTTGTAACATGGTTTTGGTACTCGCTATCTTTTTTATCAGCCCATGATTTTATTGTTTCAAAGTTTTGTTCGACTTGAGATATAAAATCAGAACCAAATAACGAATGTAGTTTTGTTTTTAATTCGGATAACATACACAACCTCCTTATTCATCATAAAATTGATAGTAATCTTTAATTAATTCGTACATAATCACTTCATGCCCTTTATCGTTAAAATGAAGCCCGTCAGGCATGCTAGATTTTCTAAAAGCTGGACTGTACGGTTTAAAAGCTTCATATCGGTAAGCATCGAATACAGGTATATCTAAGTCGTTACAAATGTCCACTTGTAAGTTAACGTAATCAATCAAAGTTTTACCTTTATCATTCTTATCAGTATCTTTACGTTTAACTTTAGAACCTTCCATATAACACTGTCTTGCAGGTGTCATTACCAATAATTTCGCTTTAGGGTTATTCTTTTTGATGATTTCAACCGCACTATAAAAAGCACCGTAAAACGTTTTAGTATCCGTTTTATCAGTGCCTATATCTATGTTTTTGACCCAATCATCATCAGTACCTTGTATGATAATTAAATCGCCTTTGATTTTAGTAGCTTGTTGGTAAATATCACTCATGGTAGCGCCACTTTCAGCAAGATTAGTATATTTTGCTTTAATCTTTTTAGCTAATTGTTGAGTAAAATTGCTTTTAGCTAACGACCCTTTAGCAATACTATCGCCAATTGTACCTATGGTTTTAACCTTCTTGATACTAGATTTGCTTGAGAAATCATGTACAATTGTTCCGTTTGAAGTAGTTACGCTTTTAGCATTCGCTTTATCGAGTTTTGCCTGTAAATCATCTGTTTTACCCAGTAAATCTTGTGTGGTTTTTGTGTTGGCGTTTGTCTGTGATTGCATTTCTTGTTGCGTTTTAGCAGGGTTATTTGTTTTTAAGTTAGTAACGTATTTAGCAGCTTTACCAACCGCTTTTACATATCTATCTTGCAATCTAAATTCACCTAGTACCAAGTCCATTTTTATGATATTTCCATTTATATCACGTTTAGTTGTGATTTCGATAATTCTTAAATCAACATTCAAGCCCATTAAATCATCAATCACTTTAACAACATCACCAACTCTAGGTATGGCGTTTTTAAAATACTTTTTTAACAATACAAAATCGAGTGTTACAGATGTTTTGATACTATCATTAATAACCTTTTCCATACTCTTTTTTAAAGTATCTTCTTTTGTAATTCTACCGTCTTGAACAGGTGGCGCATGTCTTTTTCCTATAACATCAGCTAACGGTGATGTATATTCAAATTGCAAGCTTGCCTCGTTGTACGTTTGTTGATCTGTATAACCACCAAACCCCTTTATAAATGTAAAACATTTAGTAGCATCTTCTTGTATTTTGATATTATTAGCATTTACGCCCGCTTTTATCCAATATTCTGGTTTGTATTCGATGTAATCGTATAAATGGAATGTTTTAGTTTTTGCGTCATATTCATATTCTAGCGAATATCGTTCCAAACCTTTTTTGAATAAATCAAGATTTGTATCGCAATTACCAAGATTTTCAAATTTCGAAGATGATACTTTAGCATGTAAGTTATATTTGTATCCTGTACCTTTAAAAACTAAATCAAAATATGCTTTGCCAGTAAAACTACCGTTATAAATTTCGTACACACGATTATTATTTAGGTCATCAATTTCTACTGGTCTAGCTTTTATCGTTAATCTGCTTTTTTGACCTCGAGTTTCTTTGTCTAACATTACAATACGATACTCGTTTTCATCTTCAGGACCAGCAACGCCTGTTATTGTCCACATTTTTGTAATCGCACCAATAGCATCAAACGTACCCTTATTTTCGTCAATTACAATTGTTAACGTACTATCTGTGTCAGATAATTTAATGTTCAGTTCCGTTTCGACCGGTAAATTTTGACCGTAACCTTGTAATGTTTTTAGTAATACCGTCATATCGTCACCCCTACATATAATATTCTTTGTGCTTGAACACAACTTTTTGCATCAACTTGGTACTTCTGAACGTGTTCCAACCAGGTATTAAAGTAGGGTTACGTCGGCCCACATTATAGGCATCAATGTTTAAACCGTTTCTGAAAGTGTGGATACCATCAAATTTGATAGTATCGCCTGCTTTTAACTCTAAGCCTTTGATATTAATAACATCACCACTTTCAACCATATAAAAAGTAGTGCCGTTTTTGTCATTTTTAGATACGTTTTCTGCCAATGTCACTTCAACCGTACTATCTTGATTAATTTGGTTAATTTCAACAGTACCAGCATAGTAAACATTGCATATTTTTGTATCGTGGAAAGTATATTTACGTTTATTATCGTTGACATTAAACGGTAAATTATCCGATACCGCCCATTTTTCAACACTTCTACTTTCACTTTCTAAATCAGTGCTATACGCGATACTTTCAAAATAAGGTAATTCAATGGTTTCAAATTCAAGTTCAAACTCACCAGCTGTTTGCGTAGTATCGATTGAAATCGCACTAACTAGACCAACAAATATCTGCCTGCCGTCTACATAATCAAGTTCAAATTCTTGTGGTTGTGTGTTGAATATATCTTCATATTTAATAGATGTGTCCGGTGTAGATAATTCGCGCAAATAATATTGACCACGTAATAATGCTTGTAAATTTGACTTAAGATGTGTCACTTGAGCCATCTTGTCTACTTGATATCGCAATCTAAGACTAACTGGTTTCTTTTCTTCATAGACAGAGTTGAAAAATCTACCTTGCGCGCCATTAACTGTACTGTATTCACGATCATATCCTGAACCTTTAACGTCATAGGATACTACTTCTAAAACTGAGCCAGTAAAAGTGTTATTACTGACTTTATACTTTTTATTATCTTTAATTATTTCTATGTCGTGAGCAATCAATAATAACACTCCTTTACAAGCCCATACTATTGTTTTTACCGTTTTGTTCTTCAATGTAAGATTTAATATAATCAACATCACCCTCGTTACGCACAGTTATATTAACGATTGGGCGATTGTTCTCTTGCATACTATGTCTAACATCTTTAGTCATGTGAGCGTCCACACTGCCATTTAACGAACCACCTAAACCGTCTGTTAAGTCTGTAGATAATTCTGGTTTGAATGCGTCAGTCAAATTACTAGCAACACTACGAACTGCATTTACTGCTTTGTGTTGGTCTGCTAAGATACCCATTCCCAAGCCTTGAGATACATATTGACCTATGCCTCTGAATACACGAGAAGGAGAGTGTATACCTAATGCACTTTTTGCTGCATTAACTGCACTTTGTGCTACATTCTTGGCTGCATTGACTACCCATTTCATTCCATTCATAATACCTTGTACTAAACCACGCATTAAATCTAAACCAGCAGACACGAATTGACCAATAAAGTTTCTAACAGTGTTAACCGCTCTACTCATTCCTGATTGTACTTGACTAACCACATTGATAAAGCCACTTATTACACTTTGAACAAATCTAGCCATTGCACTGATGATAGCTGATACCCATTGCGCACCAACAGATATTACTCTTGATAACGCTTGAGCCATATGTGATGCAACACTTGATACCACTCTGATAAAACCGCTTATTACAGATGATACAAATCTGGCTAAAGTGCTTATGATAGAACTTACCCATTGCGCACCAGTTGATACAACATAGTTATACGCTTGTACCATTTTGTTCCAAACGGACTGTGCCATTTGGCCAAACCATTGCGTTACACTATTCCAAATTTGAGTGACATATTGAACGATTGCCGACCAAATTTGAGACCAACTTGTGATATTAGTACCGAGTATAGAATTTAGCGTGTTGAATATAAATTCGGAAATCTGAGTGAAAATTGAAACAATCGCATTCCAAATGGTCATCATTACGTTTTGTATTGTAGTTTGTAAAGTTAACCACGCGCCACTAAAGTCGCCAGTTAACAATTGAATAAACGCAGTAAACAAGCCGACGAGCAATTGAACTACTGAAGAAACAATTGCACCTATCGCAGTAAATATCACTGATACGGCAAGCCATAAAGACTGGAACGCACCTATCACTAATTGAATGGCACCCATAACCAAACCACCTAGAACTTCCATAAACAGTTGTCCTAGTTGTTGTAGTAATGGCATGATAGGTTGTAATGTTTGTTGGATAGATGCCCACAATTGAGTAAACCAGTTAATGATAGAATTTACTGCGCCACTAATTGCAGAAACAATACCGTTCCAAGCGTTGATAATCATATTTCTAAAGTCTTCATTCGTTTTCCACAAGTATACGATAACACCGACTAAAGCTAATATAACGCCAATGACTATGCCAACTGGTCCAGTTAAAGCACTAAATGCAGTGCCTAATAATGGTAATAATCTGCCTATATTAGCTATTGGACTAACTAATAAGCTAAATGCACCACGTAAGATGTTTAAAATACCTTGAAGTATTCTTCCAGCACCTAGAAATCTTCCTATGTGTCCAACCGCTTGTATCAACGCAGCAACGAAACCACTGCTTATAAACGTACTAACCGCAATAATTGGTGCTAGTAATGCCCACATAATGCCGGCTAGTATCATACCAATACCAACCATCTTAGCAACAGCCGGATGTGTTTCGAATAATTTTGCGATAAAGCCAGCAAACGCAGTTACCACACGTAAAATCACACTTGCTATTGGTGCCATTGCAGTGCCAAATGCAACTAACGCACGTACAATATTGCCAATTAATTGCATAATCACTGGACCATTTTGTTGTACATATTTAACGAATTGTTTAAAGCCTTCCGATTTACCGACTTGTTCAGACCATTCTCTGAATTTGCCAGTCATTTTAACTAACCAATCAAAGATACCTGCACTATTTTGCGCGAATGCAACCATTAAATTACCGATACCAGCAAACACATTACCAAATATCTGACCAATTTTAGGCAAGTTTGTTTTTGTATACTCGATAAATGCTTTGATAGCGTTTTGACCAGCTACGCTATTAGCCCAGTTTTGAAACTTTTTACCTAGACTGTCTAAGCCTTGCGCTACCCATAAAAACAACGGTCCTAACTGTGTAAATACATTAACCAAACCGTCACCAAAACGTCCAGCAGCACTTAATAGAGTATTGAATGTTTTAACGCCTGTTGTGTTCATCATATTGAAGAACTTACTAGCCGTTTGACTGTTTTCAGCCCATTTTAAGACACTCTTAGAGGCTTGTTCCATACCTTTAGAAACGCCTGCAAGGAATGGCTTCATACGGCTTAAAGCAACATTTACTGTGTTTAAACCGTTAGCTAAAGTATTAAATATCTGCGCTTGATTTTGTTTGATGATACTTTCCCATGTTGATTTAACTTGATCTAAAGACGCTTGATATCGTCTAGTTTCTGCGGTAGCTTGCAGTGTGCCGTCTTTAAGCATTTTCAAAGCACTAATTGCCATACCACCAAACGCAAAGGCGCCTGCACCTGCGATACTAAACGCACCTGCCAAACCTAATATACCGCCTGCTAACACGCCAACTGCATTTAATACAGCCATTAACGCTGGTACTAAACCAGCAATAACAGGTATTAATCCTTGAATACTAGCTATCATTAGCCCTCTGACTTGTTGACTAAAGACAGTGCCAAACGTTCTTATTTTGGTAGCTAAAGCGTCCATTTTATTGCCATATTCATCTAAAGACTTACCTAACGCTTTAGTTAATACTTGCGCTCTCGTCATACCCCGTGTGTCAAAGTTAACGTGTACCGTTTTATCATGTAATGATGCCAACATTACTTTAGCGCTTATTACTGCACGCTTTAAATTGTCATTATCACCTTTGATATCGACTTGCTTATCGCGTAATCTTTGCAATTCTGCTTTGGCAAAAGATATCGCACGTTTAATAGGGTTGGTGTCTCCATCGATTTCCACCTTATGCTCTCGCCAACGTTGCGCCATTGCTTTGGCTCTTTGAAGATTACGCTGGAATTTACTGATATTGGCTTTCACATCAGTTTCAATCTCATCTGGAATAGATGTTTTAGCTAAAGTCTGCGCTTTTCTAACGTTGTTCTGAAAATCGCGTATATTAGCCATGATGCGAACCATAAAGTTTTTATCCACTTATTCACTCTCCTTTCTGTTTTTGTTGTTCTAGCCAACGTTTAGTACCTGATTTGAATAACTCACGTCTACGTTTTTCATGTTCAAGTTCTGCACGTTTAATACGTTCATAACTACCAGGATTACGTATTTCATATCGTTGACGTTCAATATCTCTAGTCATTCGTTTTAATGATTTATTAGCTTGTACAAGCCCGTTTGCTTGAGCAACTTGTATCATTAACTCTTTTTGATCTAAATACTTATCTTGACCACCTATTATCCAATCTTTCCATTCGTTAGGTGTCATCATCATCAATTCGTTTTCAGGCAAATAACCTATAAACCTACTCGTTAATTGTCTTATTTCTGAATAGTTGAGTAAGGTTCCACGTTCATGATTTCTTTGTAGTTCTCTTTCATGAACTCGATACCAGCTTTCGTTGTTTCTTTGTCCTCGCCCTTCGCCATTTGAGGCGCTTTGTTCATTTGCGTCCAGAACCCTCGAGATTTTTGCTTGAAAAAACCACTATTATTTAATACATCTAAAGCGCCTTGTAATAATTCAAGTGTGTCCTCTTTTTCTTCAATAATTTCAATTAAAGCTGTTTCAATTTCATCTCTAGAAGGTGCATTTTTACCTAGATATGCAGTAGCACACTCCCAAAAGTTAGCAATAGCAACCGTGTCACGTTCCAAAATACCGTTGTAAATCACATTAAAACCAGGTGTAGTAACCGTTTTGCCGTCCTTATCTTTCGTATCTTCGGCAAACTTCTTTGCTTTAAAGTCAAATGCAAATAATGCTTTAGCTTCTACTTCATTATCATTGATTGTAAGCGTTGTAATTGGATTAAATTCAGTCAAAATGTATACCTCTTTTCAAATTTTATATAAAAAAATAAGGGGACAGATGCCCCCTAAATGTAGAATTAAGCACCAGTGCCACTTGAAGCAGCTGCTTGCTGTTCTTCAAATGAACCAACTTTTTCAGCAAAACTTTCATATTCGACAGTAGGTGCGCCTGCTGCTTCAAACCATTCTGGTGGTAGATTAGCTTCAGTTCCTTCTGCTGAGTTCCATTTAACTTTTAACGTTAATTCAATTTTGTTATCTTCATCATCGAACGACATTTCGTAACTTTCCGGCACTGTGTAGGCAAATACACCATGATATTTACCGTCATCACGTTTGTTACGTTCATACAACCATACACGCAGTTGTTCGCCATTTTTAATTGCTTTTTTAACTTGTTCAATTCCTTTGTCACCAGGAATATTACCGATAGTGAGTTTAAACTCTTCAGAAACGGCATTTACACCATAATCTGTTTTACCGCCACGAATGATTTCAGCCAAGTCATTCTCAATTGTGTGGCCACCTTCTTGTAAGTCAGCTAATAGCAAAGCATCAGTTGGATCTAATTTATCTTTAGCTGGTCTAACTACTGCTAAGTAATTCTTTTGAGCCATGCTTACACTTCCTCTCTCTTAGTTTTATGTCTGAAATTAAATAAAAGTCGAATTGTGCCGTGCTTAGTAAACCTATCTATATCAGGAAATACTGATTGGCTATCAATTCGACTGTATCTAAATTCGTAATTATCTATTTCAATTGGTTTGTTCAACACATAACCAATCGCGCTAATTAATAGCTTGGCCTCGTACTGCGTTGGATATTGCGAATATACATGAAAGACGATACCTACCGTCTCACGCATATTTGCACTACTTTCGTTATTAGTGACGTTGCTCTCACCCACAACAATATATGGGTATCGCACATCATCTTGAACGACATCAAAAACCCTATCACCAACTAATTCGTTAATGATAGGGTCTGTTTTTAATGTTTCGTATAATCTACTTGTAAGTTCAGGTTCAACCGATACCCACATATTTTTAACCGCCTTTTATGAAAAATACTTATTGAATGTTTCTCTACCTGCGTCAATAGCAGGGTTCCAAAAAGGTTGAGCCTCTTGACCGTAAGTTAAATGACCCTCACCGTCAGCGTCTTCATAAAACCACGGTATCTTTTTAGCACGACTACCACCAGGACCTTCTGCATAAATACCAGTCCCGTACTCAACGTAAATAGCGTAATCAGCACCTACACTGATTACACCAGTCAAACCACCATTAGTGAATTTGAAATCAATACTTTCTTTCAAAAAACCTAAGTCAACTGGTGCTAATGCTACCGCAGTGTTATATATCTTCATTGTGGTTTTAGCTATACCTTTTTTCGCCCACTTCTCGACATCTTTTTGATAACGTTCCAACTCAACGACTAAACTATCTGCCCCATATTTCACTTTAGCCATAAGGTGCCTCTTTCAGTCGAATTAACTTAATCTCATGTTGCCCGCCCTGGTCGACAGGTTCACCTACAATACCAAAGATTTTACCCTCGTATTTAAAATAATCGTTATCGTTTATTGGTAGGTCATAAGGTACATATAGGTTTCTATCGTATTCAGATGACATTTGATGATATTTAAGTTGTTCTGAAGTTGTAGGTGTATCCATAAAGCCTTTTATAATTTTTTCGCTCTTGTAGCGCTCTTTTTTAAACTTGAAATCACCTATTACTTCAATTCGACCTTTTGAAATAGCATGTGGAAACTCATCGTATGGGTTAAACATGGTAACCACTCCATCTTAGTTTTCTGAATGGTTTTAAATGGTTATATGTCGCTTCAGGCATTTCAGTTACAAAAGTATAGCTAACCGTACCCATAGAACGTGATGAGATATTGCCGTTTGCACTATATTTAATACATTCAGCAATAAATTTCTCAACGCCAGTAGGCAAATGTTTAATGTCAAAAGTTTGGTTGCAATATTCTTCCGCTAACTTCAAATACTTTGGGATAAGCATATCTATTTCATCATCATGTGAAGTGTCATCAACAGGCGTTTGGTTGAGCATTTTTACATCAAGTGCATCCATTATTCTGCACCTTCTAATGCGCCGATAAGTTCAGACTTTTTCATATGAGAAAAACCTTCAATATCACGCTCTTTAGCTAACTCTTTCAACTCTGATACTTTCATATCAGAATAGTTAACTTGCTCTTCTACGCGCTCTATTAAAGGCTTGTTTTGACGGTTATTATCAGTGGATAATTCAGTTAATCGTTCTTTACTTACGGTTAACCCTTCGCGCGGAAATGGGTCACCTACATTGTAGGCATATTCGTTATCCTGTAAGTCTGTAAAATACTTGATTACTTTATACGTCACTATTAATCACTCCTTATGCTCCAGTGCCAGCACCTTTAGTAATCTTAACTGCTTTACTTTCATCGTAAAGGTAAGCTACATAATGTTTATCACTGTATAAATAAGTTGTTTTAGTTGAAGGGTCACGGTCTGGTTCTAAGAAGAAATCACGTTTAGTGATTAGTTTAACAGCACCTTTTTTAGCTAAAATAGCTTCTCCTTCGTTTAATTTTTTAGAACGTACAATGATAGCACCTAAGGCCTCACCAAACGCACCTTTAACGATAATATCGTCACCTAATTGTGTTGCGCGAGTGAAGTTTTCAGATGCACTAGCACGTAATTTACCAGCATCTTTAGGATTTACAAATAAAACCATTGGTTCTAAATCTTCATCTTCAAATTTATCAATTGCAGTTTCTAAACCAGCCAATGTACCCACATCTGCACTAACTGTTAATTTTGTACCTCTTAAAGCTTCTAGCACATCGTCATCAACTTTGTTTGCAATAGCCAAACCATGTTGACGTACTGCCTCGCCTTGAGGGTCACCGTAACCTGATAGTAAAGCCTCATCTGTGATATGAGTACCTTTACCAATTTTATGAATTTTAGCCTCACGTTTGTTTGTTTCGATTTTGTCTACTGGAATTTTTTCACCTTCCGGTACGACTGTTGCATCTCCACTGTATACAAACGCAGGGAATGTGATTGTATCTCCGGGTTGTCCTACTAATGTATTATCAATTTCTGCAAAAGATGCTAAACGTAATTTTTTATCTAATTCAGCTTGCATCATTGGCGCTAATACTTCAGGTACGATTTGCGTACTTAATGTTGTTGTTCCTTGAGCCATGTTATAACCTCTTTCTTAATATTATTCGACTAATTTGTCGTAAGTAGCACGATCGTTAATAAACAATTCGGTACGTTCCGCGACGCTCATGCTGTCGAATTGTTCTTTTGTAATGCCTGTTTGCATCGTTTCGCCGTCTGCAGGTTTATTACCTACCGGCTTGTTATCGGCAAATAAATAAGGTTTAGCCTCTTTAAGCGTTTCAATAGCTTTATCTAAACCTTTTACAGTGCCATCGTCTTGCAATTCCAACTCATCTTTGTTGATGAAAGCTAGAATGTCGTCAGCATCATTTGCCTCTTTAGCAACGGCCAACTTAACAGCGTTATTCAGTTGTGATTGTTTGTACTTATCCTGCCACTCTGCATTACTTTGTTTTACTTCTTCGAGTTCTTTTTGCAACTCGCTATCATCTTTCACAGAGTTTTGTAATTCGACAATTTGATTGTCACGGTTAGTAATCTCAGCTTTAAGTTCCTCGATTTCTGCGTTTTTATCATTTAAACGTGAACGTGGAACCATTCCGGATTTACTTTCGTCGATAGCATCAATTACTTTTTGTTTATCGATTTCACCGTCTTTAAATTGTCCTAATAATGCGTATAAATCCATGTCTAAATACTCCTTTTACGTTTTTAACGTGTTACGACACGAAAGATTTGTATAAAAAAAGAAGCCTTTTAACGACGGTGCTAAGGTCGAGTGATTACTATTTGCGTTTATTCTTCTCCCATTCACGATATGTCGTGAATGGTATAACGCCGTCATCTTTTGTTCTCATGACTGTAGGCAACTCATCTTCATCGAAGTAATATAATAATTTACATCGACAATTGATATTCTCTTTGGCACTAGCATCACCTACAAACAATTTAGGCGCTTGTCCGACGCAACCAGATGAATGGAAGTTATCATCGATATCAATCGCTTTTCCGTCTAAATGTCGATGTGTGTCACGTGTCCTATTATCTTTAGTAGCTAACCAACGTTTTTTCATTCCACTTAAACCATTATCTTTAGCTACTTTTGCACTATCCAAACCAGCTTGTGACATTGCTCTACCTGCCTCTGTACGTGCCACACGTTGAGCTTGCGCCTTAGACATGCCCAAATCATCACGTAACGCTTTTGCTATATGTGTATAACCTTTACCGTTTACAATACCTTTAGTGATTTCTATACGTATTTTTTTAAGTACGTTAGAACGATGTTTTTTGAGTGTTCCGGTTAACTCGATATACTTAATCGGTTGTTCAATTGCCTTAGTAATTACAGACGCAGTAGGTACATCAAACTGCATAGACGTTTGACTTGCCATTTCATACAAATAAAGGCTCATCAAAAACTTTTCAATATAAGCGTTTTGTTGCGTCTGACGGATAGTTTTAGCAACTTCTCTGTAATCTTCCGTCAACATCTCGCCTATTCTGATAAGTTCTTTATTGAGCCTGTTGTACTTATTAAATTCAGTCCACGTAACATGTACGTCGTCTGATTGATACTTTTCAAACATATCTGCTATTTCTTGTTGTATTTGTTTTAATCTACGTGAGAATAGTATTTCTAATTCGCTTTCTGCTCGTTTGATTAGTTGGTCGATATAGTTATCAATGTCATTCTGGTTGTTTATCTTCGGATTGCTTTTGTTCTGGTTGTTCTTGCTCGCCATTCACAGCACCTCCGTCATCGATATCTGGCAACTGTCGGTTATATTCCATTTGCTCTTGGTCAATGCGTTCCAATTCAGCTGTTGGATCATCTACCCACGGGTGGTGCTTAACAATCGTTTCTTTAGACAATATGCCAGTCGATTGTACGGCAATTTGAGAGCTTTCTAAATCGTTCATCATTCTGTTAAGACTAAACGTAATTTCGATGTCTTTCGGATCTATCTTCAATTTGTAAAAATCGACGATAAACTCAATCAACTCCTGAATAGCAACAGTAGCTTTATTCTTTAGCTTGTTTGCTTTCAAATCTAAATTACCGTATAAAAACTTGAGTGCAATACCACTAGGCGCAGCACCAAATTTGTCTGTTTGAAAGTCGACACCCTGGCCAAACTCCATAATATTCTGACGCATCATATCAAGATATTCTTTTGTACTAGCGACTGGCACCTCAACTTGTATCGTTTCAACACCACCTTCGCTATCTACATTGATTGCTTTGTAGTATTTTAAGCCTTGCATAAACTCTTTGAGGTCTTCGCCTTCATAGCCACGCAAGATATAAATCAACTCCGCACTTTCATCAAACATATTTTGCGTATCAGATAAACGTTTATCGATAGCATCAATAATCGTTTTGTATTGCCAAATATCAGATACCTCTTCTGAGTTGTTTTTGAATGGAATAAATGGCACGCGCCCCCAACTGCCAGTTGAGAAGTGCGTTTGCTTGTTGTTCTCGCCATAATAATAATCATTGATTAATGACCCATTCTCATACACATAGTATGTAACATCAGTATCGGTCCAATACTCTACTTTAGTTTCATCATTTAATTTAAACACACGTATAAAAGCTTGTAGTGTATCCCTCTTGCTATCAGTCCAAATTGGTATAGATTGTTCGGCAGGTACTCTAAACAGCTTAAAATCGCCGTTCTCGTCGATATATGGTTGGACCCACTCAACACCTTTGTTACTTGCAGCAGTGAGTACATCAATTAACTCATTATCCCAACGATTATCTAGCACCTGATGTATCGTATCTAGTACCTTTTCGTTCTCGCATGAGTAACTAACCGGGTTTGTGACAAGATATGCTACTTTTTGGTCAACTAAATTTTGATGATAGTTAGTAGTAATACGCCAATCTGGTTTATCTGTGTCAAGATTGCCGTCTAAATCGTATTTATACTTTTGTCTGTAAATGTCATTATCTTTATCGTAATAGCGTTGTCCTGTTGATATACGCTCAATGTCTTTCTGATGATTTTGTACTAATCGCACAATCATCTCTTCCTGCGTTTCAACTTTAGGCGCTAACTGTTCTGTTATTTCTTCGTAATACGGTTTTTCCCATGGCCAACGAATAACAATCACCTACCTTAATATATTCACATGGTTTTGACGCATATCACGTTCTAATGCGTAACGTGTAGCATCAATCGTATGGTTGTCTTTATCTTCTAATCTTGGTTTGACGTTACCGTCTTTGTCTGTTTCGTAATCAATATTTTCAAATTCTCTTGCTATATTAGGCGTACGTGTTGGATCAATCACAATAGCGTCTAAATCATCAAGCCATTGTTCCCCATGTTCCACACTATCCGGACCTTTCTTAACACCTTTAATACGTCTGATGCCATGTTCTTGCTTTAACTCTGCAATAGATTTAGGTTCTGCACTATCTGCGTATATCTCATCAGATTGATAACCTTTCTTCTTCAACCAATTACCAAACTCCCTATTGCTTATTTGCACGCCATAGTGTTCATCAACTGCGTAGATAATACGTTTCTTTTTATCATAATGCCAACGTACAAAAGCTAAAGGGTCAGTAGCATAACCAAAGTCAACTGCGTTACGGATATTATCGAATGAGTTATATAAGTCGTCTGGTATCTTCTCAATACGCAGATTGTTGAACGGTACAACACCGCTACCAATTGCTTCTCCCAGATATTCCCAACGATACCTTAATTCATTACGTTGTTTAGCACTCTCTGCCTCTTGTATAAACTGTTTAGATATAAAAGGGTTATTCAAGTAAGTTGAGTGATGTACAAACGTATTATCTGGTTGGAATGACGTTTCATATTTCTTGTTTGCCCAGTGTTGTTTACGCTTTGCCGGGTTATACGAGAAATAGAATTTGTAGAATAAGCCTTCGTCTAACTCTCCACGTAACATTGAGTTGGTAATAGTAGTCACTTCATCTTCTGTTTTAAATTCGCCCAATTCTTCTATCCACATAATAGAAAAAGGGAACCGACTATCTTTTAACGACTTTAATCGTTCAGGGTTCTGCGCCCCTCTGAAGATAATTCTGTTCCCCCTTGGTATGAATGTGATTTCCATTGGCGATACTTTAACTTTGAATAAGTGAGATACTTTCTGTTCTTCAATCGCCCATTTTATCTGTTCAAATACAGACGTTGCTAACGTGTTATCTGTTTTACGCACAACTACGGCATTCATTGGATAACGCATAATCAGTTGAGTAATGATGATGGATATATCAGATGACTTACCACTACCACGTCCACCTTTCGCCACTACGTTGAGTATGTCAAGGTTCTTAGTTGCTCGCCATAAATCGTGGAAGTGCTTAGGTATCAGTTGGGATAAGTTAAGTAATGTCGTCATTGAATTGTACCGTCGCATTCGTTTCGATTTGTTGGCGTTCAACCGGGTTGTAACCTGTACGATCTAATATATCTTTAGACGCTTGGAACCTAACCAACTCACTCTTAGCGTTAAGCAAATCAATCATTGTTTGCAAAGCTTTAGGTACTTGGTTAGATAAATGTTCTACTTGATACCCTTTGAACCCTTCTCTAAATTTTTCATTATTCTTCCAACGAGATATAGTTGAACGGTTAACGTCAATTTCTGACGCAATCTCGCCTTCGTTTAAATTCGTTTCGTTCTTGAGACGTATATATTCTTGTTGTTTTTTTGTTAATTCTAAATATGCCCCGAATGTTGCATTGTTTTGCATGTTTGTCATGTCATATATCACACGCCTTTACGTTAAATACTCTTTAAATTTGTAATAAAAAAAGACTACCCGAGTTACTCTCGAATAGTCACATATGGGAGGTAATTAATAATGCAAAATCAAGTTTATCCAGAAAGGAGAAAAAGCACCTACCCAACGGATAGGCACTCAAGCAATCAGTGGCTGGCCAATACGACCATTACCAAACTTAATCACTTTCATTGAGAACTAACCAGCTACCTCAAAACGAGGGTTCGTGTGGATAGTTCTTACACAACAATTATATAAAATAATTTTACTCTTTCAAAATAGTGTCATTTCAGTCATTTTCGTCATTTTTGTCATTTATGTCATTTTTGTCACTGTAACAAATATATTTTTTCTGCTAAGTCATCCTTACGTGCTAAAAAGTTAGTTCTATTTAATCGAGAGTTTGGCATATCTTTTATTATTTCATCTCTGCGTCTGCCTTTTTTTAAGTGGCTTAAGAATATGAAATCGACATGACCTAATTTTTGCTGCGATTGATTAATAAACTCTACCTCTTCTAACATTTGAGCATGACGCTTACTCATTCTCTCACGACGTATAACAGCGTTCTCTACCTTACTACCGTTTTGCCCCTGTGGTTTAGGTAACGTCGCTTGTATGCCATATTGAGCAATCGAATTACTATCACATTCTGGTATAACAGTAACTAGATATTTACACGTCATTTGGTAGTTATCAATCATGTTTAGTATTGCTTCTTTAGAATACATTAATCTAATGCTCCCCCTTACTCTTTATACATATCCATACTAGGTACACAATGGGTATTAATACTATCCACCAAGTCATTCAACCACCTCTAAATTAGGTTTGTGTTGTAATACGCGTCCGCCACAAGACTTTGCGTTTTGTTTAGCGACTGCTAAATCTCTATAAGTAGTAGCCTTAAATGCATCTTTCGTAAATCGAAAACTTCCGAAATTAATTAACGTTCCATGCTCTTTCCAATGTTTGTAAGCATCACTTTCTAATGCGACTAGATATATACCTTTATTAACTTCAACTATATATTTCCCCATATTAATCACCTTTTGCGTTTTTTTGTTCTCTAGATAACTTATACGTTGTTCTAACTCTATACGCTCTTTATCCAAAAGCTTTTTCTGTTTTAACTCTTTAAATTTCTGTTCTGCCCTTACCCATTTATACGTTGATATTGCCCACATTATAGACAAAATCGCTACCGCAATTAATAGTGGCCATTCCATCTACTTACTCACCTCATCATTCAAATGGATATGATCATACTCATTAAAATCTTTAGGCGCCTGATCCACCTCATCTTGCTTATATTTGTAGTAATCGATAACTACATTAGTCACATACTTACCTAACTCATACATAGCGATAGTAAACCAAATCTTTAATATGCGTTTAATCATTCTGTTCACTCACTTTCTCTTTCGCTTCTTCCTTATCCTCTGCCTCTACCAACGTCATACGTTCATTCTCTCTAGGTTGTTCTACATTGACATGCACATAACCTGTGCTATCTTTGAATCCTCTGATTAGGAATTGCATTATTCTACAACCTCTAAAATCTCATGTTTCATTCTGTATTCTTTGACAGTACCATAGCAGCGTTCTGCAATATCCATAGCACTATCTAAATAAGAAGTTTTAATAGCTTTTTCTATGTTTTTAGTGAAACTATATACATTTCCAAATGCATTTGTTGATACATACAAGCCACTCTTTATTTCAATAATATATTTCTTGTCATTTTGATTATCTTCCATTCCCACTCACTCCTTAACTTGTTTAATTAATTGAGATATAGCACATATCGTAAACACTAAAAATAAGAAACCATAATCCCACTCATCTTTTACTTCTGTACCTACTAATTGAAATAATAATGAAATTATGAACATTCCTATTAAACCGCAGAATGTAGCTCTCACTTCCCCAGCACCTCTTTCACTTTTTCTAATATGTCTTTACTCCCCTGTGCTTCCGTATGCTCCACGTTCTGATTCTTCATCAAACTCTTGCACCTCCGTTGGCTCTGGTAACATTACTGGCGCAATGACTAATTGTGCTAAACGTGTACCTGCTTTAACTACGATTGCCTCATCACCGATATTGTCTGTGATAATTCCAATTTCTTTGTTATAAGTGTGATCGATTGTACCTAACGCTACACGTAACTTAGTTTTAAGTGAATTACCTGAACGTGGTCTCACTTGCGCCTCATATCCATATGCTAAATCAATTGCAATGTGTGTTGGTACTACGACTGTACTATGTGCTGGAATTGTTGTATCTTCTGCGACATATAAATCTAATCCACTATCTGTTGGATTTGCTCTCGTTGGCAAGATTGCATTTTCTGATAATAATTTAATTGGTAAAATTGACATTATTTTCTCTCCGTTTCTTCTTCCATAATTTGTGATAAACGATATATTTGAATATCAGACATTCCTATTCTGTTACACGCTCTGAAAAAAGCTTGTTCTTCTTTTGATTGTTCTCTTTTTGCATACTCTGTAAATTTATATGCTGCAATTAAGTCCTTAACTATTCTAGTGACTACTGTTCTAATTATTGATTTACCTACAAATTTAATTACGTTTTTCATTTATTGTTCCTCCAATATTTGAATTAATTGAATGTGATACCATTCTTGATAAACGTTCACGTTCTGTTTTTGTATCAACTATTTGATATCGGTAATTCAACATAGGTGCTAATGCTGGTTTAAGTAACGACTGCTTAATAACTACTTTTTGGTTACCGACCAATGTATGAAAACTGCCACCATTTAATAAACTGAGTAAGTCATTTTCATCAAGGAGTATAGTTTGTTCACTCATCACTACCACGCTCCTTTAAATTTATAATTACATGACAGATGTTTTGAAATATTGCATTTGGCTCTCTATCTTTTAATGTCCCGTTAACGATTAAATCATCTATCTCATCAAACGCCTCTGCCTTTCTTTTCGTTTCTGCCATATCATTGATGAGTTCGTCATGCTCTTTAGACGTATCATATAAATTCTTTTCTATTTCATAACTCAACTTAATTTCTTTATCTAATTTTCTTTCTAACTCTGCATTACGCTCACGCAATTTCTCAAGGTCATCAAGCAATGCGTCATAACTTTTTTGTGATAATGTTACTGTCATTCCACCATAGCACCGTCCTTCCAAATTAAAGTCATTGTGCCGTCGTTATTAATTAAATTAAATGTTTTAGTTTTTGCGCGACTAGAGTTAATTTCAAGTACTTCCTTGATGTTTTCATTCTCGTGATAATCTATAAAAATTTCGTCATCGACACCTGTAAAAATTTCAATGAACATAGGCAAAACTGTATCCTCGTCGATTTCTTTTTCAATTTCGACTGTGAAAGTTTCATTTATAGCAATTTCATGCTCTATCGACAAATTTTGAATTTTATCGAAATACACAGAACCACCATCAAGATTGCTATAAAAAGCCTTGTCACTAACTTCGTTCTCCCACGCCCATTCAATCAACTCTGGCAACGTCATCTCTACCTTACGTTTAATCTTTGCCATTCCTTACACACTCCCTGTTCCTTTTTATGTCACACTCACTAACTTTCATCGTCACTCTGCTTCCTGCTACCTTAACCACAAAGCCGTTGACACCTAGCTTACGTAACTCCTGTTGTATCTGTGTAGGTGTTTTGGCTTTAGTGTTGTAGCGATAGCGTTGGTTGATTGTATCGCTAAGTATCATGAGACTAACTCCTCACATATCTCATCAAACGTTTGAATACCTCTACCGTCAGTGACATCCATAATTACGCCATACACATATTGATTGATACTGAACTCTGCTCGGTCTTGCTCGTCTGAAATATGTCCTGTCCCTTGTCTAATGTCAGTACATTGAACATAAATCTTAATATCCTTCTCACTTGCTCTTTTGAGGTGCTGTGCATACCCCATTTCGCAAATTGTACCTTGTGCATGAGGTAAGTAATCGAATATCATTACATCGCTTGTTTCCATGCCTAATGTGTCATT